TGCTTAATGCTTCAATAGATTCCATCTGTTGAACAAGAGCTTTCTTTTTTGCAAGACGACCAACACCTAATACAAAAGATAAAGAAGTAAGAAGGACAAGTCCTTCAGGGATCATACCTATAACACCACCTACTGTTTTAACTAATGCGGTATTAAAGTCATTTGGCATGGCCTTATATTGTGCTCTAAAGAGTAATAGACCGACTGGCACAATAATAATACTCATAACTTTAATAATCTTCTCAATAGAATCTCTCATCTCACTAGACGCAAGATTCTTATGTTTTGCTTGGTTCACTAGCTTTGTAGAATAGTTCGCATTCCCTACACGGATTACTTTTGCATAACCACTTCCTGCCACAACGAAGGTTCCTGCATAGATTTCATCGTTCTCCTTCTTTTTAACAGGTACTGATTCCCCAGTCAAAAGAGATTCATTGATTTCTAATGCATGATTTTCTACAACCTTACAGTCTGTGCCAATCTGATTGCCAGCTGTCAAGAAAATAATATCATCCATAACAAGTTCTTCTACAGGTACATCAATCAGCTGACCATTACGAAGTGTTTTAACTTTTTCTACTGTAACAACACTTAGCTTATCAATAGTTTTCTTAACCTTGAACTCCTGAATGATACCTAATATTGTATTAGCTACCATAACTCCAATAAAAGTTAAGTTCTGCATCTGTCCTGAAATCACAATCAAAACAGCTAAAAATATATTTAGAAAGTTGAAATATGTAAGAGTATGTTGTCTCACAATTTCCTTTTTAGTTTTAGAAATAGACTGACCTGTATAGTTCACCTGTCCTTGTTCTATTCTTTCTTGTACCTCTTGTTGTGAGAGGCCTTTTAATTCATTCATATCCACCACTCCTTAATCTATTGCACTATCTTAACAAAGAAAAGTGTATTATTTGTGTACTTTCACCTTAATTTTTTCTTAAATAATAGATATAATTAACTTATCTTCCAATGAAAGGGGTTATATTTATTATGAAACATTTGTATATGATGTTAAAATTGGCTTGTTTCCTAGACTTTTTACCCCCTGTTACTGATTTGTTACTAGTTAAGTACCTACATAGTGGCGCATCATATATTTATAACGCTCATTTTAAGTTTTAGAAACATCGAAATTAAAACGCAAAAACTATCATTGTTTACTGATATTTTTTATATAATATTTCCTTAGTTATATCAATATACATTGACACATGTATAATTTTATGATATACTATAATAAAGAAAGGAGGTAAGAAAAGTGGAAAAGAAGTTAAAAAAAATGCTTCGAATATTGGACCTATTCGAAGCGCTAGTGATTAAAATCATTTCCTTAATCGGTTGGATTTTAATTCTAATCAAACTATTTAACTAAGTAGGTTGAGAGGCTTGTCCTCTCTTCCTATCACTATTATAAAACCACTTTTCAAAGAAAACAATGGAAAAATTAATTTTAAAAGTAATCGAATTGATTGGACTTATTGCCGTATTAGTATTCTTGATTTCAAAATTATTCTAAGGAGGATCAAATCATGTCAACTGAAGCGCAGAAGAAAGCTAGCGCAAACTATGCTAAGAAGATGACGAAATGTGTCAATCTTGCATTCAATAAAAAAACAGATGCAGACATTCTAGAAAAACTTGATAGCGTTGATTCCAAAATGGGATACATTAAGAAGCTTATCAGAGAAGATATTGAGAACGCAAAAAAGGACCAGAGCAATTAAGCCCTGGTCTTTTCTATGCTTTAAATTGTTGTGTAGTCGAGATTTAGTCGAGATTTAGTCGAGTTTAGTCAACATCTTTATGAATAAACTCATAATAAAACTTAAATTAGACTTTTTTCAAGTATCTTTTAGCAACCCATCCGCTCGGAATCTTTGCCCAATCTCCATCGAATTGTGAAACAGTGACACGAGTACCGTAATTAATACATCCGTCCTTATCGTAATCGTGAGCCTTGGCGTTCTTAGTCAATTCTTCATATGTCTTTCTTCTATGGTTAGTTCCTGGTCCTGTTCTGACACTTAAATCACTAGCAGTAATCATATAAGTGCCTAAAGCACTAGATGCATTACTCTGTGGCTTAGGTGTAGGAGTTTCAACGTGTTCGTTGACGCTCTTATTCAAGATACCCTCAACAATCGCTTTAGCACACTTTTCAACGTTCCAATGTGCTTTATCTGTTGCATTATCAACAAAGCAACATTCAACAAGCAGCGCTGGAGAATTAGTCTTTCTCAACACATATAACTTTGTAGATGTTTTAACACCTCTGTTTCTAATACCTAGAGTGTTAGAAATATTCTTGGCAATTCTTTCAGCTTCATCCTTGGCTTTTGAGTTGTCGCTATAGACATATACCTCTGTACCTGTTCCGCCTCCAGCGTTGAGATGAATAGAGACATCTAAGTCAACCTTATGATCATTACACTTATTTACGATTGCTTTTAAGTTAGAATTCTGGTCTTTTCCATTATCATCAGTACAGTCATATACTGTATGTCCGTTTGCTCTTAACAACTCAATGACTTTATTTTTAACTTTTCTGTCTTCATTGACTTCGTCTAATAAACCACTTGCTCCACGACATTTAAAGCTATGTCCACCATGTACGTTAAAATTCATATTTTATACCTTCTTTCTTATTATAATTCAATTCCTTCAATCTCTGCTCTAATCTTAAGAGTGCGAATATAATTTCCTAAATGCTTTTTCTGCTCTTTTAATAGATCAAGTGAACATCTAGGGATGAATGTCAAAGTACGAGCCTCATACTTGACTGTCATATCATCTAACTTGTCATATCTGATTTTAGCCTGATAGTATTCCGCTTTGAATCTATCTTTATATTCAGCGCTGTTCATTAGTTCGATTGTGTCCTGTAATTCCATTTATTAATCCTCCTCAAAGTATGCACCAATTTCATAATCTGACGCACACATATATTCAATTCTGCATCCTCTTGCTTTGTTCCATCCTTTTAAAAAGTAAGCAATATCAGCAGTTGATAATAATTCAATAGATTTTCCAAGGTACCATAATGGAGTACCTTCTCCATCGATAAAACTATCAATAATTTCAGCATCATCACCATAGAGATTTTTGATTTTTTTAATAGCCTTTTCTCTGTTGTATCTGATTTCTTCTTCAGAGAAACCTTTCATAGGCTGTGAGATGAATATTTTCATATCTCATACCTCACACTTGATACATCTGTTTTCCTTTTTCTCATACGCATCAAGATACATTTCCTGTTTATCTCCGTTGTAAGTAGCCTCAAAATACATACCATCTGACAATGTAGTTGATAATAATGCCTTGTTATTCTGCAATGTCTTACATGCCCAAACCACATATACATCATATTCCTGTGGATCTTCTAGATGTTCATCTGTATATCTTCTTACTTCTTCAACTGCAATCTTTAAAAATTCGTCATTACCCATTGTTATTCTCCTTGTTAATAGCATTTTCAGCCACTTCTAAGCCTTTAGTTAAAACAGATGGTACGTTGTCACCTGCTTCAACGAAGTTCTCAATGATGCTTCTTAATTCATTGATAATTAGAGAAGCAAGAGTAAACCATCCCACATAAGTTGTGATAGTTAAATCGACATTGATTGTCTGTCCAATCTCGATAAAGATTGCAGAGGCAAGAAATGCCACTAAGACCATTAGCCAGTAGCCTAACTTCTTCCAAACTCCGCGCACCCCTTTGGCGCTGTTTTCCTTTCCTGTTAATCTAGACTTTCTGATTCCTGTGATGTAGTCGATGATGTTTAGGATTAAAAATCCTACAAATAAAAACCAATGCGTACCTAATGCAGCAGTCAATACTGCTACAATAGTGCCTCCGATTGCGTTAATCGCATCCATGTATTTCAATGATGTATCATATAATTTCATATTTTCTTCTCCTTTTTAAGCATATGAATATGTATAAAAACCGCAAATATAAACGTTGTTTATGGTGTTTTTTAGTGAAGTCAAAGTAAAATTGCCTTTTGTCATATCGTTGGTTACAGGGTAATATCTGATTACTAACCCAGCGTCTGCAGCAGAGTTCGCTATAGGGATAAACATATTACCTTTTGGTTTTTTATCGGCAGGAAATCCCGTCCACATGTACCCCATCGTATTTCCTCCGATTGGGGCATTTACCACACCATCCCAGTTCAATTCACATGATCTAAGGGCTGCATTATACCTATATTTCAAGGTAATGCCACATGCGTTAGTGCCACACGAATACCAAGGAGACCAGCCAATCCATAAATGCTGTATCTTCTCATCTTTCTTCACGAGTACCCACGTATCTGATTGATTCTCTGTCTCGAAATCAAACTTATACCCATTAAATGACTGTGCCTCAAGAGGCATATCCACCTTTAACTTTCCAGTCTCTGCCTTGCATCCAACTCCAATTCCTCTGCCGTCAGCTGAAAAATCAAGCAGTTTGAACGATGGCGCAATAGCTGCATAAGCTGCAACGCCATCTGTTGTGACATAATCCTTAACAAGCACTCTGAACGAATAGGCATTATCCGTGCTGAACTTACCAGCAGATGATATATATACCTTATTCTCACCACTGTATGAATTAGTGTAGGTTGCAAGAGTAGTCCATGTTTCTCCGTTCTTGTACTGGATCATGACGCTCTTATCATTCTTACTGTTAACAGGTGCAATTGAGAATGAATACGTGATCTTAACTGCCGTACCTTCATCATCAGCTTTATTGGATGTTACATTCCAACGCTGAGCACTCACATTCTTTACTGTCGGTGAATGCCACTCTGTAACACTGATATTCTTTGACAGTGTTGCCTTCTGTCCTCTCGAATCCGTAACTGTCGATTTTAAAACAACAGTACCAGAGGATTTGAGGGGCTGAGTAGTAAAGTAACTGTTAGGGCCAGGAATAAGCTGTCCATCAATCTCATTGTTGTAATAAGTGATTGTAGCGCCGTTCTTCGCCGTAGCAGATACATTACACTTGACCTTCGAAACACCCTGTATAATTGTTGATGCTCCGAATCTTTTTGCGATTGCAGCATCTTCATTTGTATATGTGATTCCCGTGACAGTAGGACCATACCCGGATGGAAGTACAACATCCAAGTTACAGTAATTACTACCGATGAATTTGCCGGAACGACTGTATGTATCTACTCTGAAACAAATATAGAACTGTGAAGCATTGGGCATCTTATTAATCAGTGAAGTTGGAACTGTCCATTTGAATTCATCATTCCATTGATTATCAGCAATCTGTTCAGTCTTATCATAAAAACTGTACGTGATTACATGTCCGAAATCAGATGACGCTCTAGGTGTCTTGATTGTGACACTGTTACCAAAATATACAGATGCTGGAGAACAGTATGGCTTAGTCGCTCTCGGAATAACATCGCAGTCGATACCTCCCGAAGCAGATACACTGCCCACATAACTACCGGATAATGTAACTTTGAGTTCCTGTGAGAACGAGAAATCAAAATGCTTGCCACCGTTGCTGTCGTGTGGAATCTTAATATTCGTAACTGTCGCAAGTGTCTTTGTTCCACTTCCACCGATAGTCACTCCACCGGACCATATAAGGACACCATTTGCCCACATAGAGCCGTATTTGGTAGCATTTGAGTTGATATTCCACTTATAGTATTTAGTTAGTGTAGCAGTCCATAAATCATAGTTTCCGTCAACATTGACACTTGTTCGTGTCATTGTCATTGTGACATTACCATTGCCACCACCAAAAGTTGCACTGCATGATGCGCTTGTTGCCATCAGTCACCACCTACTTTCTTAAATGTTAATGATCCATCGCTATTAACAATGAATCCGAAATTTCCGATTCTCAAGGAACTAGAAACCTCGATGTTAGAGTTATACATTCTGTTATTAGCGAAATACGCTACTTCGTCATTGTTCTGAAGAATAGAGTACTTGCTGTTTGTCTGCTTTGTTTTGAATTCTGAATCCTGTTTACCTATCTCGATTCCTTCTGCATTGAATCTGATATAGGTATTCAGCTGAGTCTGATTATTTGAAACCTTGTCAGAAAGGGATGTAAAGTCTTCTTTCTTTACAAACCCCATCTGAATGCTTTCTGTTGTCTGCTGAATAGTAGATACAGTAGAAGCAAGGTTTTTACCGTCTGTCACACTATAATAGTTCTCTGATACTGTCTGTAAGATGGATGTCTTAGTCTGCTCTATGGATGAAGAAGCATCCTTAGTTGCCTGCTGCAGCTGATTATTCATGTTGTTTATTCTGTTGTCGTAATCGTCAATGATTGACTTAAGATCATTTGCAAGCACTGGGGTGGTCGTTGTATATGTTCCGTCATCCCATAATATCTTCGACCTAACCCAGTAATAATGCTTGTCAATGTAGTCATCGGGAACGCTTTTCCACCCGTTACTGCTTGCATCGGGCATTTCCGTTGCAGAATCTGATAGGTAATACTCCGGAGTGATCGAGCGAATTCCTTGGCCGTCTTCGCCATCGTTGACTCTCACGAGGGTCATGCTAGCCGATGCCTTAATCATATAATTATCCTTCTAGCTGTGCGCTGAATGTTGCCTTGTTCGTAATATCGCCGGCACCGATTGTATATGTTGCCCCTGTTGCTACTGCAGTAGTTCCACCATCCTTGTACCACTTGATAGTTCCTAATGCAGATAATGCAGAACCAGTTACTTCAACTCCACCCTTGTAGACATGAGCAGTTAAAGTTGTAGCAATAGCGGTATTTTTAAAGATTGTTCCACCACTTGAGGTGATTGCCATCGTGATAGCATCCTTACCATTTGTACCGTTAATACCATTTGTGCCTTTATAAGATACAGAGTATGATTCAGTAGACTTGCCATCTGAATATACAACCACAGTCTTTGTCCATAGATACTGACCGTTTGGTACGCTTGGTACTGTAGTGCTCCATGTGCCTGTCGGAGTAGTAGTACCACTTGTACTAGCCTGGTAAGTAACTGATGTTGAACTTACGGTAACGCTAGTACCGTTTGAACCGTTTGTTCCATTTGTACCTTTGTAAGAAACTGAATATGCTTCTGTTGATTTGCCGTCAGAGTACTTTACTACTGTCTTAGTCCATAAGAACTGACCATTAGGTACATTTGGAACAGTAGCGCTCCATTCACCTGTTGGCTTAGTAGTGCCACTTGCACCAACCTGGTAAGTTACAGAAGTGGAACTTACAGTAACACTTGTACCGTTCTGACCTGTCTGCCCCTTAAATGCGATTGAAAAACTGAATGTCTTGTTGATAGTAATATCACCATCAACAACGATAGGAATAGTAATAGTTCCACTCTTAGTTAATGCAGATGTTGCAGTGATTGTGATTGTTGGCATTGGTGCTTTTCCATCAGAAACTGCTGAAATTCCTGTAGGACATGTAATAGTTCCTACAGTACATGGAACCTGTTCGCTACCACATAATGCCATTACCTGTGTAGTAGTTGTCTGTGTGCCGTTTACTGCACTAGTAGTACCTAAGAATGTATAGTTGTCATTTGTTAATACAACCGAATAACCATCGGTTAAGTCGATAACGTCAATCTGATTGACCGCTTTAATTGCCATAATTTTCCTCCTAAATTTTTAAATGTTTAATTCGCAGTTGAATACTGCCTTGAATTTAATGTCTTTCGCTGAAATAGTAAACATGAACCCGTTGTCATTGAGTCTTGAATCATCTAACGGAATCTTGCTGAATTCTGTCTCTCCATGCCTTTTAATGAACCACTGCAGATATGCATTATCTCCAAATGTTTCTCTTAACTTTGAGGAGTTATCAATCACAACTCCACCCACATAGATATTTACTGTGAATATAGTTGCCACATCACTGTTCTTGAATGTTGTGCCATTCGACGATTCTATACATAACAATATAGAATCCTCGCCTTTTGCACCTGTTATACATACTGGTGTACTGTATGTGACGGTATTGTTGATCGTCGTTGCTGTTCTCTGCCATATATAGATTCCAGGTCTCCAAGTCGGTGAAGTCTCTGACCATCCTGTTTCAGGAGGTGTAACTCCATCATTTGAACTAGCATACTCACATATGAACTTCTTAACAGAGCCCTGTGCCTGTTTGAGTGCTTCTCCAGCCTTCTCTTCAACTTCCGAAACCCTCAGCGATATCTTCTCATTAGACAGGCTCAATTGAGCCATCTTGTCATTGATGCCTTCCTGTTCCTTAGCAATAATATCTAGTTTCAATGATTCCTGGTCCTGCTGGACCTGCAGCTTTCTGATTCTTGTTGTATTAGATACACGTTTTACTGTCTTTTCTTCATTCTTTGTTGTCACACTGCCGTCAACTGTAGACATAGAGAACTGTCCACCCTTGTAGCTGACAGTTAGATCCGATACAAAGAAAGTGAATTCATTGCTGTTATAATTGACAAGACAACCAGGAAGAAGGTTATCAACCGATATCATTGTGACATTCTTCACCTGGTTGAAAGTCAATCCCTTAAGTCTGTCATAGATGCTGTCTATGATGTTCTGTTCATCTGCATATAGATTTGCTGAATCAATAAATAGCGTATTTCCTGTCTCGTCGCCTTTAGAAAGAGGATTGAGACCATTTTCAGCATATACTCTTGTGAGTGTATAAACCTCATTCTTCTCGTAATCTGTTAAATCCTGTGTAGCAGCAAAGGCAGTCTTTTCAATTGGTACAAACCTAATGGAATCAATCCCCTCTGCATAGACATTTGCCGCAAACAGTTCAGCAATCCAGCCTAAATAACTTCTTATCACAATCGTGTTATCGTACCATGATACGCTCTTATCAAGAACGTACTGCGGTATTCCTTCACGAATAATAGAAAGACCAGTCAGACTTTCAATCTCGTCTAGCTGGTCTTTTATAGTGACAGGATAAGACAGTTTAGTATCGTATGCTTTGTCAAGAGAATAATTGTTGTCATACATCTTGAGAGTAAGTTCCTTGGTGTACTTCTCCGGCTGATCATACACCTTGAAGTATCTTGTATCAGATGCATCATTCTCCTTGACTTCCCAGTACATGCTGATGTCGATATTGTCAAGAATGCCGTCATAGTTATCGAACTTGACCTCAAGCTGTGCTGATGGGACATTACCTATCATACAGCCATCAGAAAAAGAGACAGACATCTTATAATCAAGAAGTCTGTCCGTTACATCATTATTTCCGTATTTAATAAGCATAGTATCACACCTCTATTAAAGAAACAGAGAATGATTCTGCTTTTATTCCTGTCTTAACTCTTTTGTAGTTATATTTTTTATTCCCCGCATACATTATCTTGGTTCCTCTTATGCCATGATCAGGGATATATAACTCGCAAGTAAAAGTTGATGGTGTTAATGCTTTAAGAAGTGACATAACATCTGTCAGAGGCGTTATTTTGTACGTTAATGTCACTTTCAGCATATTTTCACGAATTCTGTTCCTTCTCAATATGCCAGTAGATACCGGTCTGACACTATCGCTATCAAGATCACTAATCTCTACACTTATTTCAGAAGGTGTAGGAAGTGCTGTACCATTAACTTTTATTTTCGCTTCATCTGCCATAAGTAGCACCTCCTAATAGTCAAATACAGGCTTTCCTGTACGTGCTTCATAATCTTTGATGTTATCAATTACCATTTTGGTAATAACCTTGCCATCTTCTAATACCAGATTAATAACATAAGTGGCATTTCCACCGCCTTCCTGGACAGGCATTCTTTCAATAAGTCTCTCAGCAATCATATCAAGACCTCTTGTATTTCTCTGTAAAGGAATAACTGCTTCTGGTCCTGCCTCACCAAACACTGCAGGTGTAGCTCTATCTACAACAGCACCTTTTGCCAGTCTAGGTATTTCAGAAATATGGAATCCTTTTCCACCGACTCCTGGAACCCAACTAGGCACCTTAATCTTATTAATCCCTCTGATGAACGTGTTAATCCCACTGATAATTGCATTCAATGGTGCCTTGAACATATTTCCCAAACCAGAAATAACGCTATGGAATATCTGTTTTACGCCTTCCCATGCTTTTCTCCAATTACCTGAAAATACACCTTTAATGAATGTGATAATTCCATTGAATACACCTTTTGCCATTTCCCAGATTGATTTTACTTTTGCCAGGAATCCATTTAAGCCAACACCCAAAAGGCCTAAACTCTTTGTCCAATCTGTATAAAAGATAGTTTTGAGGAAACCGCTGAACCCTTCAAAAATCTGTTGAATTCCCTTCCATGCTTTGTCTGCATCGCGTGTGAACATACCTACAAAGTAATCGATTAATCCTTGGAAAATTTTAGTTACAGATGCAACAATTTTTGAAATAATATTTCCCCACGTTTTGAAGGAATTAGTTAAATTTCCTACAACAAAATCAACGAGAGGTGAAAGGATATTCTTCCATAAGAAATTGATCACATCACCTACTGTATTAATAACTGGCTTCATCGATTCCCACATCTCTATTACACCTTTTAATGCAATGCTGAGAATAGTTACAAGGAAATTAGCAAGAGGAGCCATGATATTCTTCCAGAATGATAATGCAACAGTTGCAACTGCCTCGACAGCTTTCACAAATACTTTTGCAAGAAATGTTGCAATAGGCACTATGATTGTATTGAACACATCAAGTAGGAAAGAGAATAATGGCTGAAGAATATTCTTATAAATATTTTTTAATATCTCCATTAATGCATTCACTGCATCAATCACAATTTTTCTAAACGTTTCGCTTGTCTGATAAAGATAAACTAATGCAGCAACAACGGCACCGATTGCTACTGCTACAATTGCAGCAGCTCCTGCTGTTGTTCCTAGTACTCCCTGAATAACAGACAGTACTCCCCAGTTTGAAACTGCCAGCCACAACTGCTGGAAAGGAGCAATAAGAGCCGTAACAGCAGAAACAATAGCTCCCCAGTGCATTATTGTTTCAAATGCTAAAAAGCCGGCTACAATGCCAGCAATCAATGCGATAATAACAGGCTGATTTTCATCAAACCATTTTCTTAATTCCTTAAGCTTTTTCAGAATTTTATCTACTGCTTTCGAAATCTTATCACTGCCCTTATCTGCTTTGTCTTCTCCTTCTCCCCAATCAATTCCACCAATATCATAGCCACCATCACCGACACCGCCGGCTCCTGTGCCTCCGTTTCCTCCTGAACCGCCTGCTCCTGATGAATCTGAAGAATCGATATTATTTATCTCATCTATTGAGGCCAGTGTGCCTAAAGCCTTGGCGGTCTTTTTGGCCTGTCCCTCTGTTCCTTTAAGCGATTTATTTAAACCCTTAGAAGAGTTGCCCGCAGATTTCATAGAACTTCCTGCTGATTTTGAAGAATTTCCAACAGAATTAATTGCTTTAATTGTCTGTTTTGTACTAGCTTTTGCAGAGTTGGACTTTTTACCAAATAATTTCCCAAAAACACCCGCAATAACATTTGCTACAGTAATAACCTTCCCGATTACTGTATTGAGTACTCTGATAACAGGTGTAAAAGCTGCAACAAGACCATTACCAATAATGCCAAGAAGCTGTTTCCATTGTTCCTGGAGTATTCTGACCTGGTTTGCCCATGTACCGCTTGTTCTTGCAAAGTCTCCTTGTGCAAGTGATAACTGCTGCATAACATAGTTATATCTTAAAGTGACAAGTTCTGCCTGACTCATATTGTTGATATTTGTTGTAATACCTTGAGATAGTGCATACTGCTGCAGATTTGTCTGTGTCATTACGATACCAAGATCTTTTAATGTCTCAGTTTCTCCGGTGAATACAGATTTTAATTTCACATCTGCTAATTCTTGAGAAATATTATAGAAAGATGCAACATCTCCTGTTAATCCAGCAAGAGATATTGCCATGTCACTTGCTTTATTTGCTCCAAGACCCATACTTGAAGCCATTGCCATATATGTAGATGCCGTTTTCTTTGCACTGAGCTCACTCATACCAAACTGCTGAATAGAGTTGCTGGCAAACTTTTCAGCTTTCCATGACATATCACCAAATGCTACATCAACAACATTCTGTACTTCGGTAAGATTGGATGCTATGCCTATTGCCTGTCTGCCTAATCCAATCAATGCCTTAGTACCTTTGTATGCTGCTGCACCAATTGCAGCAAAGCTGAATGCAGATTTTATTTTTCCGAAAGCATTATTTATGATATCGGTTTGGTTATTTATGTTTTTACTTGCATTTTTTGTCTGATTAACTGCATCATTCAACGAAGAATTGAATTTGCTTGTTTCAGCGGAGATTATAACTTTAAGTTCTTCTAATGTCATCTGCTTTCACCTCCACCGTATTTTTTGTTATGATAATTTGCAAACTTTCTTCTCTGTGCTTTAAAGTTTTCAAATTCATTGTATTCTTGCTGCTTTTTATGCTTTTCTTTCTCTTCTTCGAACAGACCAGGATAATAATCCCAAAGACCATGCAATTCTTTTTGATTATCATTTCCATTAATAATAAGATTGATGCCTTCTATAATCTGTTGAGCAAGATTATGAGCATGTATTGCCTGTTGTTTCTGTTTGAACTTCTCTCTTCTTCTGTACGAATCTATTTCATCTATAATATCTCCGAAAGATGAATTCCAGAATGCATCAGTGCTTATACAGCAGTCAAGAGCGATAGGATATAATTCATTGATCATATCGCTCAGTGTCTGATATTCTACATCTGCTCTTTTGCTTCCTCGATATTTTCGGTCATCGTATCTGCCTGAGCCTGTGAGAAAAAACCACTTACCTGAAAGATTGGAAGAAACACATCAGTCATGAATGAAAGCTGTGATCCACCTTCTTCTTCGTATTTATCAAATAATTCAATTACATCTTTTTCTTTGATTCCATGATTGTATTTCTTCATTGCACCATGAGTGATAAGTAGCATCACCTTAAGTGGTGGCATCTCATTATTTTCAGTATTTGAAGAAATAACACTTAATAGATTTGCGTTGAACAAATTCTCAAGTCTAATTATTTCCTGGGTTGTGAGTTTTAACTTATATTCAGCATCTCCTACCTTCCACAAAGCGAAAGGCTGCTTTTTTTTCTGTTTCTTTACAGGTTCTTTTTCTTCTTCAAGAATATCTAAACCTTCTGATAATGCTCCCATTATATATCTCCTTTATCCAATAATTGGGTCAGTGATTGTAAACGCAGATGATAATGCGATGTTCATATCAAATTCAATTACACCATTGACTCCTCCGCCTGTTCTTTTTAATGAAATCTGTCCATTGAATTCTGTAGTAGTACCATCTTTTAATGTTTCTTTAAAAGATAATACTTCCCCACTCTCTTCATATTTTCTTAATACTCTATATGGACTGTCAGTTTCTGTATTATCATATTTGAATTTATATGTAATATCTCCTGGATCTCCGATACCCATTTCATATACTTTCTGTGTGTCATCAAGATCACTGTTTTCTACTTTTTCAGGTTCAACACCAATTTCTGGCAATTCTTTTAATCCCTTTAATTTAGTATAGGTTGTTACTGTCTTGCTTTTGAATTCTAACTTAGCACCATTTGCTAGCATAATGATTCCTCCATTAATTTAATTTGTATGATAGATAAACTGCTTCTTGCAGTCTATGATTGCTTCATATCTCATCTGTTTATGTTTTAATCCGCTTGGATCCGGCACATCGGAACATGATGTTCTCAAGAATCCTAATGTTGTCATCACATCATCTACGTCACAAGCAGTCTGACTGGTACTGTTGTTATCCCAAATATCAATCCTGTAGCGAATGTATGATGACTGTTCTTTATCATCTGTGAACTCTTCAACCTTATTTTCTTCTTCAACAAACTGCACAGCAGGGAGCATAGACCAGTTGTGTGGATATGCATCACTTGCATTTTCAGAAACCTTAGATAATTCTTTATATACGATGTCTTTTACATTAATCATTTTATATACACCTTTCTTTGAGTTTTTTCATAAGCAATTTTCTAGCATTATCATTTATCTTATCCTTATTGTCATGCATCGCCGGATACATGAATGGTCTAGCATACTGACCTTTTGTAAGATATCCAATAGGCTTATCCCCTTTATAGACAACTTTAAAACCATAATCTTCTGCTCTATCAGGTGTCATCGCATCACCAGGTATCATCCAACCCTGTTGCTTATAATGCACATTGACATTTGGTGAAATTCCATTGTGGTTTGCTTCACCGTTAGGCCCTGTGCCGAATTCATAATAAGCAGCATAAGGAGAATTAGTATAAACAGTTGCTTCTGCACCTTTTGATGTACTTTTATTTCTGACTTTCACTGATCTTATCAGGTCACCACTTACATATGTAATAAGAAGTCTTGCTTGTGCCTGTACCAATAATCCGCCTTGTCTTACAGCCTGTGTGCATACTTCCGATGCATCATTGGCAGATATCTGCTGAAGCTTTGAGATAAGTCTGTCTGCATTTTCTAGTTTGCTCATAATCTTTCAATCTCTATGTGCTTAAAACGCTTATATTTCTGCTCACTGATGACTTTATAATTGATTCCCTCATAAGTGATCATGTCATGAACATTTATCGTTAAAACACCATAATAATGCATATTCATGATTGCATGGATGCGCATCCCATAAAGTTCAAACTGTGTTGAACTACTTGCTGGATAAATAATCGCTTCATCCTCGTATCTTTTGGATTCATATTCTTCGATATTATTACCCTCAGAATCTTTATAAGGCTTGTATCTTCTAAGAGTGAACTTCTTCAGACTTTTTTTCTTCATCTCTTCTTCTCCTTGCTATTGGTGTTAGACGATAATTATCTACTGCTGATAATATCTCATCTTCTTTTAGATAAGATTCGTTTTCTCCACCCTCACTATATGATGCAAGTCCTTCATTACCCCTTCGTTCGTATCTTGCAAGTGCAAGATTAAGAACATGATCATAAAGAGGTTCTATAAGTTCTGATCTGTTTGCTCTCATAAGAACTCTTTTAGAAGCATTTGAAACAAAAAGAGAGACTATATCATTATCAGTCTCTCCAGTAAGAATTTTAAAATCTCTTTTGATGCTATCCATTCTTATTTGCCTTGATTACAGCAAAAAGCTCATCTTTTGTAAGAGAGTCGTCTGCATCAATATTCATTTCTTTTGCTAGTTCTTTGAGTTCTGCAATATTCATCTTGCTTAAAGGTTTGTTCTTCTTAGCTGATTTTTCTTCAGATGATTCAGATAATAGTAAAGCTTCTAAGCTATCTTCTACGATATAATTAAGCGGATCTGCTTTACATACTTTTATCACGTCTTTATTGATACATTCTGTAGTGATACCCGTCTTAATATTTTTAATAAAGCTCATTTAAATCAGTTCCTTTCTTCTATTCAGGATTAGCAGTCAATACAGCAATGCATTTAGACTGGAATACCTTTGCACCATATACATGTAACCCTTTGACTGCATCAGAGAATCTTTTCTCTGGTCTGTATGCTTCCGTCTTTAAAATCTGTTCTGCATATGAACCAGCTTCTTCTGTACCACCGATGATCTTATACTTTGTCTTTGTAGTATTAGGTACATTGTTTGATACGTAAACTGTGAAGCCTGCTGCATTACCTACTTCACCGCCTTCTAAGATTGCTTTGTTATAATCTGTACCATTGCCTACAAAGCGCTGGTCCTTTAATAATAAGCCATGATACCATGCTGGAATGACTACCCAACGTCCGACTGTAGGAACATTTGCTTCTGTTAATTTAACTCCAAGATCCACCAATAAATCATAAGCAGTTTCTTTTGTCGGCACTTTTGGAGTTGTATCATCACCAATAGTATTATCAGTATGTACATTAATGGCTAACAGATTTGCTGCAAATGCATCTACAACATCATTCATTGCATATGCTGCACGTTCCATGGCTTTATCCATTAGTTTCGGGTTGGTTTGTGCATTATCAACATCATCTACTGAAAAGTTAAAATACTTTGCCTGGTCAATTTTCAACTCCTGCTGTGCACCAGACACGTCTTCAGGTGCTTCAATATCAGTTCCTTTTGTATAATCTTTGATAGTGATATCACCAATCTGGTTTACCTTTACAGTATCACCAAAATTTTTGATTTCTCCTTCATAGTCTCTATTAAGAAGATTTAAATATACGTGTCTCTTATCCAAGTGATTTAATAATCTTGCGCTCCAAATTTGTGGAATAAATTTTTCTACTGACATATTCTGTTATTCTCCTACTGTTTCATTAATTTTTGTATTTCATCCCAATTTTTATTAATTTCTTGGGTGCTCATATTTTTCAAAGAATCCATAGTAATTGCACTGTTCTCTGGTGCCTTTTTAGGTGGTTCTTTTCCTTTGATACGCTCTTCAACAGCCTTTTCAACAGCAAACTGAAAAGCCTTCTCAACTGTATCGATAGACTGTTTACACGCATCAGCATCTGTTAGATTAAGAATTTCAGCCAATTCTGTAGGAATACCTTTATCAGCAAGCTGAACTTTTGCCTGTGCAGTCAGTTCTCTGCGAGTGATTGCTGCTTCTCTGTCATCTAGTTCTTTTGCTCGTTTTCTTTCCTGGTATTCCTTTTTCTCTTTCTCACTCATATTTTCAAGCTTTTGAGCTTCTGTTCTCTGATCTTCAAGATGCTTTTCCCAGGACTTTCTTTCTTTTGCAATTCTTCCCTGAACAATTCTGTCAACATCTTCCTGAGTAAACGTCTTTGGTTCCTGGTTTGATTCATCGTTATCCTGAGTGTTCTGATTCTCTTGACCACTATCATTAGTATTTGCTTCATCTCCCGGGTCTTCAGCAAATAGCTGCAGATTAAGAGGCATCATTTTATTTTTATCTTTCATTACAATTCTCCATTTAAGGTCCGTATGACCATCCCATCTTTTTGTGTCATAAGTTTTTGGACAATAAGATAATGCTTATTTTTCTTTTTTTACATCGTCCTGATAAGTAACAACAGCTTTCAATTTGATAAGTTCTTTAGCTCTTTCTTCATCAGCTTCAAATACTTCACCGACATATCTGACAACACCGCATTGCTTATCGATAAGATTATGAATAACTTTTAGCTTCATCTTCTATCCTCCTTTCTTCTTATTTCAGACAAAATAAAAAGACATCTAACAATGCCTATGCCTGTTCTTATTCTTTTCCAATACACTTGATTTACTTTTTTCTTTAGGCGGTCCTTGTGATAATTCCGATACTTCATGATATTCATGACCGCAGATCATGCATTCATAGTGCGTATTCCTTACCATACAGTTTCTATGATTGTCATAATAATATTTAGAATTAACCTCATAATAACAATGCCTATGTTTTCTTAATCCCTGGGCCATCATTTACCTCCATTATGGGTAAAATAAAAACCGACTAACAGTCGGTTTATACAAACGGTAATATATCTTTTAAATCTTTCATAAATCTCTTTGCTTTTTCAATAGTTGAATTATCAGTCAAATACTCTATTCCTTTTGGCGTAATCTCACATTTATCCAGATTATATATCTCCAGGTTCTCGTCAATATCTTCATCAATTACTACTCCCTTGATATATCCTTCATTAAAAAGACTAATAATTACATATTTCCAATATTTTCTATTGATCTGCAGATATTTACTATCATGTTTTATAAGTGAGACATCTATTTCATTGCCTTTCTTTAATTGCTGGTATAAATAAGAAAGGATCTGATAAACAATTACATGATAATCATCCTTTGCCATGTTCCATTATTCCTTTTCACTCATTTCATCTCTAAAAGCATCTTCATAATCAAGCTTGCCTGAATTAAGTACAAAATCCCTGTCTCGCTTCATTTCATCCAGTTCTTCTTGGGTCTCAACATGCACACCTACTACAATTTCATCAACATTCTCATAGGTATGATAGAACATATAGTTTACCCCATCATTAAGTGTAGGATATAACTCTGCTTCTATAGTCGCTAAAGCTAATGAAACTTGCAAAGCAAATAGCGGATCATCTTCAAAAGAAGGCCCTAAATCATCAAGATAGAACATACCTCTTGATTGATCTCCGGTCTCATAATTAATTCTAAACCCTTTTTTTAAATCAGAATATTCACTCATTTTTTCACCTTCTTTTTAATATTGTTTAATGCTTTAGTTTCGTAATTTCTATAGTCCCATAATTTGTTATTTTTTCCGGATACAACATTTATTTTGATGTTTGCATCTATTACTTCTTTCTTGTTTACAAGCTCATTATAAACTGAATCGCAACTAAAACACATACTTTTTTGAGATAAGATATAAATTTCTTGATTCTTTAATTCTCCTTTTAATACCTTGTCATAAATATATTCAAAAAATTTATATTCTGTATCTATGTCTCTAGAATATTCACCCTCATGCCCTTTGTATGGAACTGATTTTAAATGAGGTGTTAGTCTAGCCGTATCAGGCGATAAAATTAATTTTGATTTTTCTCCTTTATAATTCAAATAATTAGGTTCAAGCACTCCTGAAATTTGGCTCGAAGCAATATAAATATCATCCCCAATTTTCATGGAAGCAACATTCCCTTTTCCTGCTTTTGTTGTCATATATTTATCTTTTGCAGTAAGGGCTTCTTTATCCAATTCTAAAATTGTTTTTGCATCAACTTTCCCATAATCGGTTTTATAACGATTGACAGTTCTATAATTATATTCCAAATCATTCCATTGCTTCTCATCTGTATACTTTATTTCTTGGAATTCTTTTAAAGTATCCGGGATATATTGGTTTCCAAGCACATTTCTATATCTGCCAAATTGTTTCCTGTCTTTTGTAAGATTCTTTGTTTTCTTTATATAGACATCGACAGTATCAACTCCATGCTTATCTTGTTGTCTTTTTAACCACTGATCATAATTTTCTTTAACATCTACAACTTCATCCTTTCCGGTAATCGGATCACGCTGTCTTTTCTTCATATTGTCAGTGATTCCTTCAATATATGGAATCATATGAGAACGACAGTTAGGATGAAGCGGAGGCACATTAACTCCAATCTGGCCATCTTTGACATTTATAATGCTTCTATCATGCTGTTGGCATATCTTTGATGTTCTGCCATCATGAACAGCTATGAACATCTCTTTCTCGATACCTGCATCCTTGAAATTAACAAGATCAATAGAATTGATGAACGCAGCCATCTCAGTCCTTACAAGTCTTTCACAATTTGCTGCACCCACTGAAAACTTATCCTGTAATGTTTTGGACAGTTCTTTATGAGTCTTTCCCATGATAACGCCCAACATTAATTGATCCTTTAGCTCATTGCCTAGATTTTGAGCATTTCCCCATATTCTTTTAGAATAATTCTTATCATACCAGGCTGATTTGAGCATATGGTCTACGAGTGTTGGATCTATTTCAGAAAAATCATAAGCAATCCCAATCCCTTTTGAGATATTAAACACATTTCTGTAATAACCGTCATATATCCCTTTTAGATAAGCATCTGTGCTTTTTTCTTTTTCAAGATTATATTCCAGCATCATCAGAGAATCCAATTTGTTCTGTAATTCCATTAGTCTATTTATTCTTGCTTGATAGGCTGGAGCATCAAGTTTTTTTAAAAGTTCTTTTTTTGCACTGCTTGACGGATTGTTGTCAAGCTTTCTCTTCAGTTCTGCATAATCATGATCATTTACAAGACTGTTGAGCAGTTCTCTTGCTTCCTTTTCTGACATAGGTGCTGAATCTGTTCTATGATGATTTCTGTATGAATCAAATATTCCTTCTATCTGTTTATCTGTATACAGATAGGCTTTACGATAGAATCTTTTTACTTCTTCGATGTCTGCAACAGCATTCTTAAGAGCATTATCAAGTTTTTCAGACTGACGTTTTTTCCAGTATTCTTCATTTTTCATATATCAACTAAGAAGCCTTATTAATACCGATAGAATCTGATTCATCATCTTCACTATCGGAAGGAGCATCTTTTTCATCATAGAATGGAACCTCATTTTGAGATTTGAATAGTGCCTGCTGTGTTTTGATATTTTCTTCATTTTCTTTCTTTACCTTTTCTGCTTCATTAGAAGCATCCTCAACAAACGGAAGCTGTTCGATAAGAGTTTCATTTGATACCTTTCCACTTAAATTCGCAATCATCTGTGCAAGTTCATTTAAATTTTTAGGAAGTTTTCTAGTGAAAGTTATCTTGATATTGTTCTTGTTGATGTTAATTGCTTTAAGGCCAAGATAATTACAAAATAGGTCTATCCTTCTTCGCAGACCTTTCTTATAATACTTTTCTTTTTCTCCAGTAATCATTTGAAGTCCGAGAAGCTTATATTCCATTGCTACTCCTGAACTATTTCCTACAAAGTTTTCATCTGTAAGATTTGGCACGTGAGAAAAAGTATAGATATCTTCTTTAATAGCTTTTCGTAATACTTCCATTCCGCTTTCATCAAATGTTCTAGAAATATATTCAGCTCTTGCTTCGCTTGGAAGCTCTAATAAACCATTCTCTTTTAGAATCTTCATTGTTTCGCTGACTTCTTCATTATCATCACCCATCAGAGAGCCATAGATAACTAGCAAAGCCTCAACGAACTGTTCTTTATCATTGACACGATCGCTCATTAATTTGTTATAGGCATCTATCAAAGAAATCTGCTGTTCAAAATCACCTATGCAAAGCTTATTGTTTCTGTATTCGATTATTGGAACATCACCGAAATAATGAGGAACCATTTCTTCAATCATCCTATGCTTATGACTAGAACAATCTATAATCATCGTATATCTATAATTTTTTGTTACCACTGTTGCACGATAGCAATACTGATCAGTGATTGCATCTTTAAATCTGTAATAATAAACACCAAAAAGAAGATTCTGTTCAATTGTGTCATCATAAACAAGAAATGTATGATCTGCTTCAATGTTCCTGATAGCAATATCCGTAGTATCCCGTTTGATATAAACATATTCATACGCAACACCACAGACACTCATATCATGTGCATTATCCGAATCAGCATCATCAACATCTGCATTATCAAAAGCATCTGTTAGTTTATCCAGCAATGTTTCATCATCACCATCATAAGTGTTGTAGGATATTGGAGAATTCATGAAGTATCCAGTAGCAGTATCGGAAATGTCCTTGGCATGATTGCATATTACTTTGTTGTTCGCAGAACCTTTATATTTTTTCTGCCTTCTTTTTATGTCATGCTCCCCTTCATAGTATCTTTTATTTTTTTTGATTTTTCCTATGATATTCCTATGCTTATTAATCAGACTTTCTATCTGTACGATATTAAGTGATGACTCATCATATCTTTCTGCATCGATAGTAAATATATACATCTAATGTTCCTCCTATATCAGACATATTTGCTTCTGTTCTTTCCTGCACGTGCTTTTGATGCAATTATGTCTGTCTCACATCCATATCGTGCAGCATCTATTGAATGGTTGTTCTTATCCGGAAATTCACCTTTTAGATTTCCTTCCTTATCTTTTTCAATTTCATAATTATTGAACTCTCTTGCGGTATTAGGACATCTGATAGGATCAATGATTATCTGTTCAAGGTCCTGAAGCCATTTGATTCCATTTTCCACACTGTCAGGTCCTTTCTTAGCGCCCTTCACTCTTAGTCCTAATAATTTGAATTCATTGATTGTACGAGGCTCTGCACTATCACATGTCACTAGTTTATTCAATGGATTGAGCTTCTTGATCATCCTTACTGCTTTCTCATTTGAAAGACGTGTGCCGTAAACCTCACCAAAAATAAAAAGACGTCTACGCGTCTTATCAAAATGCATCTTTACGTATGCCAATGGGTCACCAGCATAACCAAAGTCCAATCCGTTTTTTAATCTGTCAAATACCTGTATTTCCTCGTCGGTTATATCTCTTATAGATAGATTGGTAAATACTTCTCCGCCAGTACCCGTAACCTCACCCATATAATCATGATCATATTTGGCAGGATTTACTTTTTTCATATGCTCGGCTTCAATAAGAAACTGCTCTCCAAGCCATTCAGGAGGCGCCTGTAAGTAAGTTGTATGAGAGACATATGTATCATCCCTTTTAACAAGAACTTGCCTGTTGCACCAATTTCTTTGCGATTCGGGTGGGTTAAATGAATAGAATACACAATACTCAGGACCACCACGAAGCAATGACTGATTGATATTGGTTATCTTGTCATAGCTTTCGAACTCGTCGCATTCTTCAAACCAGACATACTTGATATATCCTACAAAGACCTTTGTTGATTTTAGCTTCTTAGGATTATCAGCACCTTTAAAAAGAATAACCTGCCCTGTTGGCTTGTATGTCATCTGCAACTTAGATTCTGGTATATCCCAATCATCCTGAGCATTCAGCATATAAATAGCCCATTTTATCTGTTCATAAACAGAGCCTCTTAGAGTATCTTTGACACGTCTGATAACAACTGCATTGCTCATCAGTCCTTTTTGTGCATCTCTCATAATCCCTAAAGGAATCTCTGTGCCAATGAAAGAGGATTTCAAGGAACCACGACCACCTTTTAACCAATAGTGCGTGTAATCATTGTTTTTTACATGTTTGTGTACTTTGAAGAAGGCTGGACCAATGATCCCTTTTAAACTAACTTTATTCATCTATATCATCTACAATCACTGTCTTACCATTAGATGTAATATCAACATTATCCTTGAACATACCGAATCTCTTCCCAAGAAGTTCTGCAGCTTTGAGCCTTTCTTTTTCATCGGGAGGTTTCTCAGTGACCTTCTGCATACCATTGCCACTCATCATCAATACCGCTGAGGCTGATTTTCCTCTTAGAACCGATGTAAGATACTCCATCACTTCCTGGATGTCAGCCGTGTTCTCGTTATGAATTTCTTCAAGTCTTTTGCTTATATAATCAGAAATATCTTTCTGCTTAAGAAGTGTATTT